TGGGATTTCGCGACCGCTCTTTTCGCCTAGAGACAGAATATCGTGAAACTAATTCATGATGAATAAAGGGAAGGACTGATATATAATCTAAAGACTTGACAATGGAGGAGATATGGCAAGTACAGGTGGAGTTAAGATTGGCGGGTCATATGATGAGGCCCGTACAAGGAAGGTTCACGCCGAAGCGCAGATTGCTGAATTGGAATTAGCTAAGGTTAGGGGTGAACTTGTTATCGCAGAGGATGTCGTTAAAGCGTGGGAGGACGTATTAGGAGCGTTGAAGGGTAAATTATTAAACATTCCGTCTAAGGCAGCGCCTATCGTTGCTAGTGAATCCGATGCTGGCAACTGTCAGGTCATCTGCGAAGATCTAATCAACGAGGCATTGGAGGAGTTAAGTAATTATGAGCCGAAAATCAACGCAACCCGAGCGAAAAGCACTTCTGGGCCATCTGAAGACGGCGATACAAACGCTAAAGCCCCCACCAAGGCTAAACGTAAGTCAGTGGGCAGACCTAGAAAGACGACTAGACTCTCAGAGTAGCGCAGAGCCAGGCCGATGGCATACCTCAAGGGCTGAGTATCAGCGAGGGATAATGGATGCCTGTAGCGATCCGAGCATAAACGAAGTTGTTGTTATGGCTGGCGCTCAGTTGGGCAAGTCTGAGGCTCTGTTAAATATTATCGGGTATCACATACATCACGACCCGTGTCCGATTCTGATGCTGCAACCGACTCTGGATATGAGTCAGTCCTTCAGTAAAGACAGAATAGCCAATGGACTCTTACGTGCTACGCCTTGTCTGGCGGGTAAGGTGAAAGATCCTCGCGCTAGGGACTCTAATAACACTACGTTGCATAAGATATTCCCAGGCGGTGCTATTTCTATCGTTGGTGCCAACTCTCCGTCTGGTCTTGCCTCGCGTCCCATCAGGCTGGTGCTGTGTGATGAGGTTGACCGATACCCTGCATCTGCCGGTTCTGAGGGCGATCCTATCCAGTTGGCAAGAAAACGAAGTGCGACCTTCTGGAATCGCAAGATTGTTATGGTATCCACGCCCACCAACAAGGGCGCGTCTAGGATAGAGGATGCTTATGAAAAGTCTGATATGCGGGAGTATTATGTCCCGTGCAAGCATTGTCATCACGAGCAGACCCTAAGATGGTCTAATGTCCGATGGACAGACAACAATCCTGATACAGCTCAATACTTTTGCGACGAGTGCTCCTGTCTCTGGTCAGATTCCGACAGAAGGTGGTCTATCCGTAACGGACGATGGATTGCCAAGGGTGATTTCACTGGGATCGCTGGCTTTCATATATCTGGGCTGTATTCCCCTTGGACACCACTATCTGACGGCGTGAGAGAGTTTCTGTCGGTCAAGAAGAATCCCGAGCAGCTTAGAGTGTGGACGAACGTGTACTTAGCTCAAAGTTGGGAGGATGAAGGCGAACAGGTAGACGATTATTCACTAGCAGAGCGAAGAGAGCCTATTGAAGATCTGCCTGAAGAGATTGCGTTTATCACTTGCGGAGTAGATACGCAGGATGATCGCCTTGAGGTGAGTGTAATAGGCTGGGGAAGAGATGATGAGTCTTGGGTCATAGATCACCATGTCCTTTACGGAGACCCCTCTACGCCGCAACTGTGGGCCTCTCTGGATAATATACTGTCTAAGGCTTATGACACTACTGACGGCAGAACAATCGTCTCTCGCGCTGCATGTATAGACTCTGGCGGTCACTTTACCAATTCTGTCTACGCATACTGCAAGAAGAACTATGCCAAGAGATATTTTGCTATCAAGGGTGTTGGCGGTGAGGGTAAGCCGATAGCAGGCAGACCTAGCAAGAATAACACTATGAAGTGCCCATTATTCCCAGTCGGAGTTGATGCGACGAAGGATTTATTGTTTGCACGGATGCGAATCAACGAGGAAGGCGCTGGATATATGCATTTCTCGGACAGATTGAACGATGAATACTTCCGTCAATTAACGGCAGAAAAGATTGTCACAAAGTTCGTTAGAGGTTATAAGAGGAGGGTTTTCGTTAAGAGAAGGCCGCGCAACGAAGCATTTGATTGCATGGTGTATTCTGTGGCTGCTTACGCTATACTTAACGTAGATGTCAATACCATTTCGGACAGAATACGATCTGAGCCGAAGGAGGCTGAGAAGCCTAAGGAAAATTATTCTAGACCTTTTGTACCTAGAACGAAAGGTTTCGTCAATGCATGGCGGTGACAATGGCATATAAAAACTATTTTGACGATATCTTAGAGGGTGAACCGACTGAGATCGTTGTAGGCGATTTTATTCAGTGGAAGCGTTCTGATCTCGTTGATGCCTACCCTACCAACTTATACAGTCTGAATTATATTGCTCGCATAGCTGCCGGTGGTGGCAATCATGAGATCAACTTAACAGCGACTGAAACATCCGACTACTACTTAATACAAGCTAACTCAGCAGATACTGCTAACTATGAGCCAGGTGATTATCACTGGCAAGTGGAGATAGTAAGGACATCGGATGCACAAAGGAAGGTAATTGACCGTGGTCACTTCACGGTAGTTCCTGACCTTGACGTTAATGCTTCTGATCCTCGGTCTCATTCAGAGATCATGTTAGCCAAGATTGAGTCTTTGCTTGAAGGTAAGGCTGACGCAGATGTTTCGTCTTACAGCATTGCGGGACGAAGTCTGACCAAGATGACATTCCAAGAGCTTGTAGATGCTCGCAATTACTTCTCGGGCAAGGTTGTGAGCGAGAAGGCAAAACTGGACGCAGAAAACCACCGTCCAACCTCGGCAACAATTAAGGTGAGGTTCTGATGGGAATCTTAGACGTTTTTAGACGTAGTCCAGAAAAGGACAAGATAAGCAAGAGAACATACGCAGGAGTAAACAATGGTCGGCTTTTTGCTGACTTTGTTGCATCTGAGAGGTCGGCAGACAGTGAATTACGCTATGCGCTGAAAGAACTGCGTAACCGTAGCCGCGATCTGTCCATGAATAACGAATACGCTCGCAGATACTTTGAACTACTTAAGGTTAACGTGATTGGCGAGAATGGCGTGTTCTATCAGTCTAAAGCCGTTGATTCATTGGGTCAGTTAGACCAGTCAGGAAATCAAGCTGTAGAGACCGCGTTTAAGATGTGGGGCCGGTATGCATCGCCTACAGTCTGCGGCAAGATGTCATGGATTGACGTTCAGAAGCTTGCTATAGAGCTTTTAGCGAAAGATGGTGAAGCATTCCTGATCAAGCATAGATCGCCAGACTTTCACGATTCATTCGCGTTAGAGTTCATTGAAGCTGACCAGATTGACGAGACTTACAATAAGCGTTTAGAGAATGGCAACGAGATTCGCATGGGTATTGAGGTCAACAAGTTTGGCCGTGCAGTCGCTTATCACATCTTGACGTATCATCCTGGAGATTATGATTTCTCATCTCAACGAAGAGAGAAGAAGTACAACAGGGTATTAGCCGACAAGGTTATTCATTTATACAAGCAGCTAAGACCGGGCCAGACCAGAGGAGAACCTTGGCTGGCACCGGCAATCCCTGCAATCAAGCAGTTAGGCGCGTTTAGAGAAGCCGCGGTTGTTAATGCGCGAGTCGGTGCGTCAAAAATGGGCTTCTTCAAGGTTGCTGGCGGTGATGGCTTCGTCGCTGACGATTACGAGGATACAAGCCCTATAATACAAGCCGACCCTGGCAGCTTCCATACGCTCCCTGCTGGAGTTGATTTCACTGCATTTGAACCGGCATTTCCGAGCAATGAGTTTGATACCTTCCATAAATCTATCCTGCGAGGCATTGCAAGTGGCTTAGGGGTGTCTTACACATCACTTTCTAACGATTTAGAGGCTACATCTTACTCAAGTATCCGTCAGGGAGCCTTGGAAGAGCGTGATTTCTACAAAAACATGACATCTTTCATGATTCAGCACTTCATCAAGCCTGTTTATGACTCTTGGTTGGGTGCAGCGATGGAAATTAACTCATTTGGCATCCCGTTGAAGCAATATGACCGTTTTGCAGTCTCTGCGGAGTTCAGAGGCCGTGGTTTTAGCTGGGTTGACCCTCTAAAAGAGATGAACGCGGCTGTTACCGGCTTGAAGAACGGTATTTTGAGCTTAGGTCACGTTGCAGGCCAGTATGGGATGGATACCGAAGAGCTATTGAGCCAGATTGCGCGAGATAAGAAGTTATCCGAGCAATTTGGAGTAGAATATGCTATAGAACCCTACGGAACTCAAAGAAATATAGACTTAGAGGACGAAGATGGCGAGTTATAAGCCCAATGAAGGCATGAAGACTGCCGCTAATAGGGCTTTAGAGTGGCGCAAGGAGTACGGCAGAGGCGGTACTGCGGTAGGCGTAGCTCGCGCTAGAGACATCAAGAACGGCGCAGAATTGTCTGCAAGCACTGTAAAAAGGATGCATTCGTTCTTTAGTAGGCATGGCAACAACAAAGCCAAGCACTATAGCAAGAAGATGCCTGATGGAGGCCCAACCGCGTGGCGAATTGCGTGGGATTTGTGGGGCGGGAATGCAGGCGCATCTTGGGCGCAAGGAAAAGTGGCGAGCATGGAAAATGAAAGAGCCATAAACTCATCCTCTGAGAAGGGGTTGCAGAACAAGATGAAGGCTCATAACGAGTCTGTCACAGCTCAGAACAAGAAAGTCACGATGGGAATGCTGAGAAAGGTATTTAATCGTGGTATAGGCGCTTATAAGACCAATCCAGGGTCAGTAAGGCCAAACGTAAAGAGTCCTGAACAATGGGCTATGGCGAGAGTTAACAGCTTCTTATA